AATGGGTCTGCAGTTCATGTGTCTCAAAACATTCCTTTTGAAGTTATTAATCCACAAATTACATCTATGACACCTACAGGCACAAACGTATCTGGAAGAATTAAAACCACATCTGGTACTAGTTTGAGTGGCAATGAAGGTTCATTTACTGATAAAGGTTATGAAAATGTTGCTCTGAATAAATTAAATTACCTTGATGATCCTAGAATGATAGCATCAAAATCAAATGAATATAATTTACTCAGTAATGAAAAATCATTTGCTCTAGAACTGACACTTTCAACAGATAATGAAGATGTATCACCAGTTGTAGATTTAGAAAATCCAAATGTTATTTTAATAAGTAATCTTGTTGATGATAAAGTTGATGATTTTGAAACTGCGAGTGGGCCAAAAATTCCTGGTTCTGATCCAAACACTGCAATATATGAAACAAAAATGATTACCTTAGAGTTTGTTTCTAATTCATTGTTAGTTCAATTTGATGGACACAGAGAAGCAGAAGGAGATATCAGAGTATTCTATAAGTTAATTAGAGGTGATGGTGATGATGATCATTCAACTTACGTACCATTCAATACTAATGGATTACCTGATAAAGTCGTAAATCCAAATAGAACTAGAGACACCTTTAGTGAATATAAATTTACTGCAGAAAATACAGCTCAGTTCAAATCATTTATGATTAAAGTTGTTATGACATCTACAAATCAGGCAAAACCACCTAGAGTTAAAAACTTTAGAGCAATTGCACTTAGATCATTTCAGATTGATTAATGGACAAATATTTAAAAGTAAAATCTGATGTTTCTCTTGTTAGAGATACCGATTCAAATGCAATTGTTAATAAAAATAAAGATGAATTTGATAAATTTATAGAACTTTCTCAAAAAAAGTATGAGGAAAGGGCAAAATTTGACAATATGCGTAGTGATTTGGATTCTTTAAAACAGGATATGAATGAGATTAAAACTCTTCTTAAAAATATTATGGATAAATGATTTATAAATATTCCAAGACAGATTCTAATTAGTTAAATAATGGCAGCATATATTAGTAACATAGTAATTGATGCTGGTGCTGACTTCAACCAAACGTTCAATTTGGAGAATTCAGCAAACTCACCTTTAGATTTGACTGGTTATACGGCCACTTCAAAACTAAAGAAACATCCTGCTTCTTTAACAGATAAAGCAACATTTTCAGTTTCTTTTCCAAATAGGACTCAAGGTGAATTGAAAATTGCTTTAGGATCGTCAATTACATCTACCTTAAAGGCAGGTAGATATAGTTATGATGTTTTATTAAATGATGGTTCTTTAAAAACAAGAATTGTTAGTGGGAGTGCTATTATTACTGCTGGAGTTACTACAGGTTAATTAAAATGGCTGATATAAAAGTCAGAGTCGGATCAAACAACGCTAATAAAGTCATATCCTCTATATCTGGTAGTGGTGGAACTTTGGGTGGATTATCAGATGTGGATATATCTGGTGGTTTACAGAACGGAATGGTTTTAGTGTTTAACGCAGCAACGAGTAAATTTGAAGCAACATTAGAATTAACACCAGGAGCAACACAAAATTTAAACATTAATGGGGGAAGTTTTTAAATGGCCAGCATAATACGAGTAAAAAGATCGACTGGCAACTCTGCTCCGTCAACCATAAACTATGGAGAACTTGCAGTCACGATTGCAAATGGTACTAGTGGAAATTTAGGTTCAAGACTGTTTGTTGGAAATAATGATAATCCAGATCCAAATCCGATAGTTATTGGTGGTAAGTACTTCACCGACATGATGAATAATGGGCCAGGTGAGGTTAGGGGTAAAACTAATGCTTTAGGTGCCACTGCATCAAATGGATTCATACCAATTTTAGCAGTTAACTACACTGGACATCCAGGTGGTAGTGCTTCAGGTTTTGGGCCAGCATACGCATCTCAAACTTTACCAAGAGTAGATAGTTGGACTGTAGACCAGTTAACATTTGATGGGAATACAATATATTCAAATAACACTGATGGGGATATAAGATTTGTAACTAACGGTGCTGGACAAGTAATTATCAATGATGATACCAAATTAACCTTTGGTGCAAGTGAAGATGCAAGTATCGAATATGATGAAGATGGAACAGATTTAGTTCAGGTAACAGGTAAAGGTTGGGTTTACAATGGTGTCCCTGTTGAAATAATTACTCCTGGTACTGGTGAGTTTATTGTTGATAATATTGGTATTTCTTCTAATGTAATTAGAACTAAATCTGGAGGTGGAAACACTTTATTCATTGACCCATATCCAGATGGTTTAGATAGTGATGGAATGGTCATTATCAAGGGTAGTTTACAAGTAGATGGAACTACAACAACTGTTAACTCTACAAATACATCACTAAACGATCCAATAATGAATATTGGTGATGTAACAAGTCAAAGGACTGTAGTAGCAATTGTTGGATCTGGAACATCTGCAATTACTTTAGATTCAATCGTAGGTATCAATACTGGAGATACAATATCTGGTACTGGTCTTCCTGGTGCAGGTACAACAACTATACACTCTTATAGTTCATCTGCTGGTGTTTCTACTGTATTCATTGATGGACAAACAACTGCTGGTATAGGAACAAATTCACAGTTAACGGTTGTTCATGGATTTGATACCAATACTGATCGTGGTATTACTTTTAATTACAATACTGGAACTGGAGTAGCAAACAACAAAACTGGATTTTTTGGTTATAATGATAGTACTGGTGAAACTAGTAATGCACCTGAGAGATCATTTACATACATTCCAGATGCCACTAATACTGGTAATATTGTAAGTGGTACAAAAGGATTCCTAGATATAAAAGGTCTCTATTTCCAACATCATGATTTTGCATCATCTGGTAATGGAATCCTTTACTTTGATACAACTGGTAAATCAGTGGTTTCTGCAGGCACAACTGCAGGTATAACTACTTCTAACTTTATACTCACAACGGATGCTAGTGGCATACCGAAGTGGACAACAACAATTGATGGAGGTCAATTCTGATACTATGAATAGTGAAGTTGATGTGAATATTTTGATTAATCATTACCATAAGAAATTATCAACATTAGTTAATCAAAATATATTATTAGAGGCAAAAATGGAATCCATGACAAAAGACTACATGGATTTAAAGCAAAAATTTGATGAATTACAGAGTCCTAAAAGAGGAATTAAGAAATGAGTAAGCCATCCACAAGGCAAGGATTGATAGATTACTGTCTAAGAAGACTGGGATATCCTGTGCTGGAAGTTAATGTGGATGACGATCAAATAGATGATTTGATTGATGATGCTATTCAATACTTTCAAGAACGTCACTTTGATGGTGTCGAAAGAATGTTATTGAAGCATGAAATTACAAAAGAAAATAAAGAAATACTAAAAACTGGGATTACTACAACAACTGCAAATTCTACAGTTGGTATAACTACAACAACATTTACAGAAAGTCAAAACTTTATACAACTGCCAGATCATGTATTGGGTGTAGAAAGAGTTCTTAAAATGGATGCAAGCACTATATCCAGTGGTTTATTTAATATTAAATATCAAATATTTTTAAATGATTTGTATTATTATGGTGCACTTGATTTAATGAACTATGCAATGACCAAAACTTATTTGGAAGATTTAAGTCGTATTATTACTCCAGATACACAATTAAGATTTAACAAAAAGAATCATAGGTTATATCTTGATATTGATTTTGGGCAATTGTCTGATGATACATTTATCATTATTGATGGTTATCGTCTCTTAGATCCATCAGATGCACCTGCAATTTATAATGATTTTTGGTTGAAGAGATATGCAACAGCAATCATTAAAAAACAATGGGGAATGAATTTAATTAAATTCAATGGTGTATTATTACCTGGTGGAGTTCAGTTAAATGGAAGACAGATATATGAGGATGCTTTAAGAGAAATTGAAGAAATCGAATACTCACTCAAAACAGAATACGAAATACCACCTCTTGATCTCATAGGATGATATCATGCCACTTTCACCATATTTTCTTCAAGGATCAACAAACGAACAGAGATTAGTTCAAGACCTTATAAATGAGCAACTAAAAATTTATGGGCAAGATATTGTTTATCTTCCTCGTAAAATAATAAACAAAAAGACAATCATGAAAGAGGTTGTTGCCTCTACTTTTGACGATGCTTATCGTATGGAGGCATATCTTCTAAATTATCAGGGATTTGAAGGAAACGGAGATATTTTACAAAAATTTGGAGTTCAAACTACAGATGCAGTCACATTTGTAGTATCAAAAGAAAGGTATGAAGATTTCATCAGTCCTTTTTTGAATGGAGATAGTCAAATAGAATTAGCATCAAGACCAGAAGAAGGAGATTTAATATACTTCCCTCTTGATAATACAATGTTTGAAATTAAATATGTAGAGGGTAAAAAACCATTCTATCAATTGAATAATCTTTATGTTTACACATTAAGTTGTGAAGTAATGGATTATGCTCTTGATGAAAATATTGATACTGGAATTGAAGCAGTAGATAGAGCAGCTGTAGAGTTTGGATATACCACGAGACTAACTATGGTAAGTATTGCTGCGTCAACTGCAACTGCAACAGTTCAGTTATCTAAGAATGCAGGTAGCACGAATATTGGTAAGGGAATTGCATTTATTGATTTAGTAAATGATGGAACAGGATATACACTTCCACCATTAGTCGGTATATCAAGTGCACCAAGTCAAGGTATTAATGCAACTGCTGTTGCAATTATGACAAGTAGAAGTGGTCAAAATGGACAATCAATAGATCGTATTGAATTAACAAATCCTGGTTTTGCTTACACAGTTCCACCAACAGTCACAATTCGAAGTCAAAATGCATTCGGAACTGGTGCTGCAGCAACCGCAGTTATAGCAGATGGAACAATACATACACCAACTATTAACAATACTGGTGCTAGTTATGGTATTACTCCAAAAGTTTCCATCAATGCTGTTGGATTAGATACAAATATAGGAATTGGTTCAACTGCAAAAGCAGTGGCAATCGTTAATACTCTTGGTCAAGTTGCTTCAATTAGATACACCTTTGCAGGTATTGGATATACTGCAACTCCAACTGTAACTATTGACCCACCTGCAAGAGCAGGTTTAGCAACTGGAAATTATATGTTTAAAGAATTGGTTAGAGGTGTTTCTACTGGAACTACAGCGTTTGTTGCTGATTGGGATGCAGATACAAGAATTCTTAAAGTTACAAATGTTGGTGGTGTTGGTTTTGCGGAAGGAGAGTCAGTTGTTGGTATCGGAACTACACTATTAGGTTCAGATTCTGAATACATTGTAAGAAGTGTTTCTGACCAAGATGAGTATGATAATTACAACGAAAATATAGTTGTTGAGTCCGAAGCAGACTCAATTATAGACTTTTCTGAAGACAATCCCTTCGGTGATTTCTAAATAGTTTGGATAAGTCCTGTTTAAGATATGTTAGGAACCTATTATTACCATGAAATAGTCAGAAGGACTATCATTGCCTTTGGTACTCTTTTCAATGAAATTGATATCAAACATCAGACTGCTGCAGGTGGAGCATTTTCAACTGTAAGGGTTCCAATTGCTTATGGCCCAACAGAAAAGTTTTTAGCAAGATTAGAACAAAAACCAGATTTTAGAAAGAGAGTTGCAATAACTTTACCTCGTTTAGCATTTGAAATGGACGGAATATCATATGATCCAGCAAGAAAAGTTTCTACAATGCAAACTTTCAAAGCATTTACAAAAGATGGTTCAAAGAGTGCAAGAAAAGTATTCATGCCAGTTCCTTATAATTTAAGTTTTAAGTTATATGCAATGACTCAATATAATGAAGATTCTCTACAAATTATTGAACAGATATTACCATATTTTCAACCATCATTTAATTTGACTGTAGATTTAGTTAAAGCAATTGGTGAAAAAAGAGATATACCAATGGTATTGGAAAGTGTAAATTTTGATGATAATTATGATAGTGGATATGATCAAAAAAGAATTATAACTCATACATTATCATTCACTGCAAAAACTTATCTGTTTGGCCCAGTTTCAGATTCCAGTTCAGGACTGATTAAGAAAGTTCAGGTTGATTATAACACAAGTACAAACACTAAGACTGCAACTAGATCTAAGAGATATGTTGCTACACCTAGAGCACTTAAGGATTATAATGATGATGGAGTCACAAGACTTGCAGAGGATATTACAAAGACACAGAAGAAATTCTTGGTACAAAATACTGCGAGTTTAGTTGTAGATACTTATATTGCAATCGGTGATGAATTGATGTTTATCAAAGAAATTGAGAGTAATCACATTACTGTAAAGCGTGGTGAAGATGGAACAACTATAGATACTCATATAAACGGTGATGTAATTGACGCAGTAAATGCTCTAGATGACGCACTTGTTGAAGTTGGTGATGACTTTGGATTTAGTGAACAAAGATTTGATTTACCTGACTATAGAACATATAGTCCTACAAAAGGAGTTGATGTATGAGTAAGTTTGATGAAATAGATGAATTTTTGGATGTTGAACCAGTTGATACATCAAATAATAATAAAATTGAAAAAGTAGAAAAGAAAGAAGATTCAACTCTTGACTATGAGTATTCAAGAGGTAATTTATATTCTTTAATTGAAAAAGGACAAGAAGCACTTAATGGTATTCTAGAAGTAGCACAAGGAAGTGATCACCCCAGAGCATATGAAGTTGCAGGACAAATAATTAAAAGTGTTGGAGATACAACCGATAAATTAATTGATCTTCAGGCAAAAATGAAGAACTTAAAAAAAGAAGATAAAGATTCCCCAAAAACTGTTAATAACGCATTGTTTGTAGGATCAACTTCAGATTTATCAAAGTTATTAAAGAAAGGAGTTCTAAATAATAAGGTGGAGAACGAAGAAGAATGAAATCATTTGCAGATTTTAGAAAAAGCGTAGCGTCAGCTGTTAAGAAAAAAGAAGAAAAGAAACCACAAAAAGCAATGGATGCTGGTGCTAGAGGAAGACGCATGCTTCAAAGAAGAGAGTATGCTGCAAAAGTATCTGCATTCATTCCTGATGAATTAAAAGATCATTATGAAATTGATGAAAGTAGTCTTGCTAGAATAAAAAGTAAATCTGATAAAGGTGGCATTGCTACATTATCTGCATCTAGAGGTGATAAGTCTGCAAAAGAGAATCGTGCAAGAGCAAAACAACTAGACAAAGATATTCGTGGTAAAGGTTTACCTGGTGCAACTAAAGTAACTGGTTCATATGTCGAGAAAGGTGATGATGGTAAGGAAAAGAAAGTCAAAGAGAGAAGTCATGTTGTTACATCTGGAAAGATGGGTAAAAGAAAATTTAAAAAAGCAGTAAAGGCACTCGGTAAAAAGTATGGTCAAGACTCTGTGTTGACACAGACTAAAAAAACTGGTACATTAGTTGCAACAAGAAAGGGTGGTTTGGGTAAAGCAAAAAGAATAGGTGTAGGTAAATTCAAACCACAAGGTAAAAATCCAGAGGGACAATCACAAATCAAAGGTAAGACATTTACTTATGAATCATATCTTCGTATTCAAGAAAGAGGTAAAACATATACAATAGTTCTTAGTTGGAGAGGTAAATTAATCACTACTCAAATGTTTATTGCATCATTTAAGAGACCAACAAAAGCAGAAATGACCATAGAAGTACAAAAGGTATATCCAACAGCAATCGTAATGTACTTCAATCCATCAATGCGAGATCCATCAAAACCTATGTTATTTGCTGGACAAGAAACGTAAATTGTCATGAGTGAAATTTATCTTGGTAATCCTAATCTAAAAAAAGCAAATACACCGATTCAATTTTCTGCAGAGCAGATTGAAGAGTTTTTAAAGTGTAAAAATAATCCCGTATACTTTGCACAGAAGTATGTGAAGATTGTATCTCTTGATGAAGGTCTTGTGCCTTTTCAACCATATAAATTTCAAGAAAAATTAATTAAAAGATTTCATAAGAATCGTTTCAATATCTGTAAGATGCCTCGTCAGACTGGTAAGTCAACCACTGTGGTATCTTATTTACTTCATTACGCTGTATTTAACGATAGTGTAAATATTGGTATACTAGCAAACAAAGCTGCAACTGCAAGAGAATTACTAGGAAGACTGCAGACTGCATATGAGAATCTTCCAAAGTGGATGCAACAGGGTGTGTTAGTATGGAACCGTGGATCACTGGAGTTAGAAAATGGATCAAAAATACTGGCAGCATCTACCTCTGCATCTGCAGTTAGAGGTATGTCTTTCAACATTCTTTTTCTGGATGAATTTGCCTTTGTTCCTAATCATATTGCTGACTCGTTCTTTGCCTCTGTATATCCTACTATCACTTCTGGTAAAAAAACCAAAGTCATCATAGTTTCTACTCCACACGGTATGAATCATTTCTACCGACTGTGGCACGATGCGGAGAGAGGAAAAAATGAATATACACCTACTGATGTTCACTGGTCTGAAGTACCAGGTAGAAATGCGAAGTGGAAGAAACAAACAATTGCAAATACATCAGAACAACAATTTAAGATTGAGTTTGAGTGTGAGTTCTTAGGATCTATTGATACTTTGATTGCACCAAGTAAACTTAAATCTTTGGTGTATGAGAATCCAATACAACAAAATGCAGGTTTAGATGTTTATAATCCACCAGAAAAAGGTCATGATTATTTGATGACAGTTGACGTAGCAAGAGGAGTTGGAGAAGATTACTCTGCATTTGTTTTGACTGATATTACTGAGTTTCCACATAAAGTTGTAGCAAAATATCGAAACAACGAAATCAAACCAATGTTGTTTCCAAATATCATATATGAGGTAGCAAGAAATTATAATCAATCCTTTATTCTATGTGAAGTAAATGATATTGGAGATCAAATTGCTTCTATATTAAACTTTGATATGGAATATGAGAATCTATTGATGTGTTCAATGAGAGGTCGTGCTGGACAAATTGTAGGACAGGGATTTAGTGGAAAGAAAACTCAACTTGGGGTTAAGATGTCTAAGACAGTTAAAAAAGTTGGAGCATTAAATCTTAAGACAATGATTGAAGAAGATAAATTATTATTCAAAGATTATAATATAATATCCGAACTTACTACTTTCATATCAAAAAGTAATTCATTTGAAGCAGAAGAAGGATGTAATGATGATTTAGCAATGTGTCTTGTAATATACGCATGGTTAGTTGCACAAGATTATTTTAAAGAACTTACTGATCAGGATGTAAGAAAGAGATTATATGATGAACAAAAGAATCAAATTGAACAAGACATGGCACCATTTGGTTTCATCTCTGACGGTTTAGATGAAGATAGTTTTGTTGATAATGAAGGAGATTTATGGAAAGTTGATGAGTATGGTGATCGTTCTTACATGTGGGAGTATCGGTAGTGAAAAACTTGTTTAAGCATGCGAAATTGAAAAGATTATTATCTAAATCATTTCCTGGTAAAAAGATAACTGTA